CCACTTTGCACATACCCGCAGTTGAGAGGTTTCGGGTACCCTAGGGGGTATGACGAATCCGCCTCGACCTGTTGAGATGAAACGCAAGCTTGGAAACCCTGGGAAAAGGGCGATGCCAAAGGAAGGTTCTGTGATGAAAATTGAGGGTGGGTATCGGGAACCGTTGCGCCCTCTGGGTGAGGCCGGTTATCAGTTGTGGTCTGAGGTGTTTGGGGTTGGTGAGTTGTGGGTTAGCCCAAAGACTGACACGCAACTTTTGCAGATGGTGTGTGAGCTTTTGGACAGGCGCGAGATTTTGCGTGAGGAGTTTCTGGCTGACCCTACGGAGCGCAAGGTGAACATGAGTTTGCTTGAAACTGAAAAACTGATTCAGTCATCGTTGTCGCTGCTCGGGTTCACCCCGTCTGATCGCTCGAAGCTTGGCCTGGCTGAGGTGAAGGCGAAATCGAAACTTGAGGAGCTGATGGATCGCAGGGCGAGCAGGTTTGAAGATGGAGCAGAGTAGCTGGCCCCCTCGGTGGCTGACCCCTGTGCCTGCTGAGGCAATCAAGCGCGGTAGGCACTTTGAGCCTGTTTCGTTATTCGCTGAGGCGTTTGGGATTATCACTAAGGATTCTGTGGCGGGTGTCACTGGAACGGCTTTGGAGTTGCGACCCTGGCAGGTGAGCCTTCTCGAACACCTGTTCGCTGTTGAGGGTGGCGGGTATCGTCACCAGTCTCAGCTTGTGGGCATGCCTCGGAAGAACGGGAAGTCAGCGCTGGGTTCTGTCATTGCGCTTTATGGTTTGATTCTTGGGCCTAAGGGGGCTGAGGTTTATTCGGTAGCGGCAGAGAAGGAGCAGGCCCGCATTGTGTTTGCTGATGCTAAGCGGATGATTGAGGGGTCTAGTGAACTGTCTGGCATTACCAAGCTGTATCGTGATGCGATTGAGTTGCCTAGGTTTGGTTCTGTTTATCGTGTGGTGTCTGCTGAGGCGTATAGCAAAGAAGGACTGTCACCTACTTTGACGGTAATGGATGAGGTTCACGCTCAGAAGAACCGCGACCTTTACGACACATTTTCTTTGGCTATGGGTGCGCGTGGAAAGCTCGCCACACTTATCGGCATCACAACCGCGGGGGTGAAGGCTGATAGCACAGGGCGCGACTCGATTGCCTATTCGCTTTACCAGTACGGGCAGAAGGTTGCTCGGGGCGAAGTGGATGACCCTAGCTTTTTTATGGCGTGGTGGGAGGCACCTGAGGAGGCGGATCACAAACTGCCTGAAACTTGGAGGATTGCAAACCCAGGTTTCGATGACATCAATTCCGCTGCTGACTTTGAGAGCGCTGTGAGGCGTACACCTGAGGCAGAGTTTCGTACAAAGCGTTGTAACCAGTGGGTGTCATCACAGACCTCCTGGCTGCCTTCTGGGGCGTGGGAGGCGTGCGAGCAACATTTTGAGGTGTCACCTGACGATGAGATTGTGTTGGGCTTTGATGGTTCCTTCAGCGGTGACGCTTCTGTCATCGTGGGTGCGATTGTCCCCAAAGATGATGAGCCGGTGAAAGTGTTTCTGGTCAAGTCGTGGGAGAAAGATTTGACTATCCATGATGATGATTGGAGGGTGGACATTGCGGAGGTGGAGCAGACTGTTCTGGATTTCTGTCAGGCTCACCCTAAGGTGCGTGAGGTTGCGTGCGACCCTTTCCGGTGGCAACGATCCATGCAAGCCCTGGAGGATAAGGGTGTGCCGATTGTGGAGTGGCCTAGCACCTCAGCCCGCAGAATGGTGCCTGCCTGCGCGAAAGTGTTTGATGCTGTGATGGAGAACCGGCTGATTCATAACGGGGATCCGATACTGGCACGACACTTGAGCAACGCGGTGACAAAGATTGACAACCTGGGGCCGCGCATTGTGAAAGACTCTAGGAATAGCCCAAGAAAGATTGACGCCGCTGTGGCTATGGTGCTTGCAGTAGATAGGGCACTAACAGGCGCTAAACTAGAACCAGTGCCTGAGTTCTTTGGATAGGTGATATGAGTTCAACTTTGCAAATAGTAGGCGCTGTGACGATTGTTGCAGGCGTGACCCTTATCTCTGTCCCTGCGGGGCTTGTGGTTGGTGGCGCTGTTCTAATTTTACTCGGACTAGCTTTGGGGCGATAAGTGGTATTCAATAGGCTTTGGGAAGATAGGGCAATCAGCTTTCAAACAATTTTTGAGGCTGGTGACGATGTTGGCTTTGGGACACAGGCTGGCACAAGCGTGGATGAGGGCAACGCGCTCAGTATTGCTGCTGTCAATTCGGCGGTGTCGCTTATCGCTGACACGATTAGTACCCTGCCTGTGGATTCGTTTATCAGGTTGGATGGGAACCGCAGACCATTCAGACCAAAACCAGCTTGGGTGTCACAGCCTGATGTGAACTTTGCTGGGCACGCAGTTTTCTACAACTCGCTTCTGGTGTCTTTGCTCATTGACGGTAACGCTTTTATCCGTGTGTTCAGCAACCGGCAGGGTGAGGTTGTGAACTTGATGGTGCTGAACCCTTCCACTGTGGAGGTGAAGCGCAATGGTCAGGGCAGACTGATTTTCACGGTGCAGGGTGAGGATAAGCCTTTGACCTCGGAGCAGGTGCTATACATTCCTGATTTGTTGCGCCCTGGGACTGTGCGTGGTGTTTCACGGGTTCACGCTTTGAAAGAGAACCTCGGTTTGTCAAAAGCGCTGGAACTTTACGCTGGACACTTTTTTGGCAGTGGAACAACTTTGCAGGGTGTCATTGAGTACCCTGGCGCTTTGACTCTCGAGCAGGCTGAAAGTTTGCGCGGATCCTTCGACAACGCTCACAAGGGGTGGCGTAAGAGTGGGCGCACAGGGATTCTAAGCGGTGGTGCAAGCTTCAAAGCAACACAGGCAGACCCAGAGAAGTCCCAAGCACTTGAGGCCCGCAGAATGGCTGTGGAGGATGTGGCCCGCATATGGCGGATTCCATCACACATGCTAAACCTGCCAGGCACGAACACTTATTCGAGCGTGGAACAGAACATGCTCGGGTTTGTGACACACACTCTGCGCCCTTATGTGACCAAAATTGAGGATGCTATGGGCACCCTGATGAGTCGGTACCAGGGTGGCGAAACCGCATTCATCAAGTTCAACATGAACGGGTTGCTCAGGGCTGACATTCAAAGCCGGTACAGCGCTTATAGCACTGGGTTGCAGTCTGGGTTCCTCGCTATCAATGACATCCGGCGGTTGGAAGACTTGTCACCACAGGAGGGCGATGCTGCTGAGGCGGTGCGCGTGCCCCTCGCTAATGTGAACCTTTCTGAGGCTGGCGTGAAGGCGCAACGCGAGAAGGTGCAGATGGTACGCGATCTGGTGTTCGCCGGGTTTGACCCTGCTGAGGCTATGGAGATGATTGGGTTGCCCGCTGTTGGTCACACTGGTTTGGCTTCAGTCCAGTTGCAGGGTGTGGCGCAGGTGGATCCTGAGAACCCTGATTCGGTGTATAAGGATGAGGTGCAGTGATGTCAACTTTGACTAATCACTTTACTGTGGCAGAAGAACAAACCTCAGCCTCATATTCTCTAGTAAATCGCGCGGAACCCGATGAGCTTTCGGTGGGTGACTTTGTGGAGTGGGATAGCTCCGGCGGTATGGCACAGGGGCAGATTGCCACGATAGAAACTGATGGCGAGATTGCTGTGCCTGATACAGACTTTGTTATTACTGGCACCGAGGATGACCCTGCCGCTTTGATTCGCTTATGGCGTGAGTCTGAGAACGATGATGGAGAGATGGAGTGGAACCCCACCGATGTTTTTGTGGGGCACAAGTTTTCTACACTCACCCTGATTGATGCTTTGGATGAGCGCGTTAAGAAGCGCGCTTTGGATTTGACCCCACCAGCTTGGGTTCGCGCGATTGCCCGCAGCGCTGCGAATGCCACACCTGAAATACTTGCTGTGACTAATAACGCTATGACCCCTGCGATGTGGGTGGAGGCGCGTGAAATGTTGGCTGATAGTGGGAACATTGTCTGGGGCGTGGTTTTGACTGATAGGGCCGCGACAAGGTTCCTAGACTTCGCTAATGAGGTCATTGGTAGAATTGAGGAAGAGAATGAAGGCCGAGCTAAGGGGCAAGCATTGAGCAAGATGGAAACGCGGATCAATCCTGCAGAGTTTGAGGTTCGTGAAACTGACGAGGGCATGCAGTTCAGTGGGTACGCTGCTGTGTTCGAGTCCGATAGTGAACCGTTACCGTTTATCGAGCGTATTGCGTCTGGGGCTTTCAAGGGTTCCCTCCGCAACCGGAACGACATCAAGCTTCTCTGGAACCACGACACCGCTTCGGTGCTGGGTAGCACTAGGGCTGGCACTTTGAGGGTCACTGAGGATGCGCGCGGTTTGTTTGTGGAGGCTGACTTGCCTAATACTTCTACCGGGCGTGACGCTCGTGAACTTATCGGGCGTGGCGATGTGGATAGCATGAGTTTCGGTTTCACTGTTGCCCGTAATGGTGATGAGTGGAGCGCTGACGGTTCTGTGAGAACTTTGACGAAAATCAACCTGCATGAGGTTTCTATCGTGGCGTTCCCTGCATACACCGCTACCGCTGGTAGCACTACGGTGCGAGGTATTGACAGGGTTGCTTTGAGGGCCGGCGTGGATGCTGATGTTTTGGCTGATGCGCTTCTGAAGATTGAGAACGGTGAGGACATTACTTCTGCTGACCGGCAACTGCTCGCCTCGGTAATTGATGAGCTGGCCCCAGCGGAGCAGGTTGAGCAACCTAAGGGTGACCTGGACATGCTTGCTTTGAAGAAGAAGAAGCTCGAACTATTGATGGGACTGTAATGGCTACCAAAGATGAAATCAAGAAAGCAATCCTAGGGGTTGCACGCAATCCTGTGTCTGGTGCGATTGCTGCGCTTGCCGATGAGATGGCTGACGCGGTTTTTGCGTTGGATGATTCTTCTGCTGAAACACCTAAGAAGGTGAAGCCCGTGAGGGGCACCACTCAGCAGGCAGAGAAAGAAACCCGCGTCATGGAGGCTGTCGAACAGCGTTAGTGGGTTTCCCCCTGCCGGTTTTCCCTTTCTTTCCGGCAGGGGGTTTTCTTTTGCTACCCTTGTGGTGGGGCTGGATGGTTTCGACACCAGGTTAGATCCGCACGCGGTGACCTGGTGGACTGGGGTTCGAGTCCCCACAGCTCCACAACCGGGGCGCACCATGTTGGTATCATTGAGTTACCGGATTTGTGCGTTACCGCTGCTGGTAGTAGTTGAGCGTTACCGCCACTGCGAAACAAACTAATCAAACCTATTGGAAGGACATTCATGTCTGAGTTCATCAAGACTCAGGAAGAAGCCCGCGCCAACCTGACCATGCAGATCCGTGAAGTTATTGACGGTGCAGAATCAGAATCGCGTGGGATTGACTCCGCTGAAGTCGCAAAAATCGACCTTATCGAGGCTGACATTCGCAAGGCTGACGAAGCACTTGCTATTGCCAAGCGCTCCGCAGACCGCGTAGCACAGGCCTCTGAAGCTTCACGTTCATTCTCTCCCGTTGAAACCGCTGAGGGCCGCACCACTGGTGACATCCTCCGCAGTATCGCTAACGGTGAAGTGCGCGGACACGAGTTCGAGCAGCGGGCAACCTTGGTGCCGTCTGCCAACACTGTGCCTAAGTCGTTCTATGACCAGGTTTTCGACAAGGCTCGCCTTGTTGGGCCAATGCTCGACACCTCTGAAATCTTCAACACTACAACTGGTGAAGATTTGACCTTGCCCACCATGACCGCTTACAGCGTGGCAACTCTCGCAGCTGCCGGTGCGGCAATTGACGAGTCAGAACCTACTTATGCAAGCATCACGCTTGGTGCTTACAAGTATGGTCTCCTGATTCCAGTTGCTTCTGAGCTGGTCTCTGATGCCGGATTCAACTTGGAGGCACACCTCGCCGACCAAGCTGGTAACGGAATTGGGACGGCAGTAAACACTGCTCTCACAACGGGAACAGGATCCTCACAGCCAAGCGGTATCGTAACTGGTGCTTCTGCCGGTATCACGGGCTCCGCTGCTGTTGCTGGCGCGTTCACCGCTGACAACCTCATTGACCTTGCGTACACGGGTGTCGATGGACTTGTTCGCCGTCTGCCTGGAACTGCCTATATGGCCTCCGGTGCAGCGATTGGTGCGATGCGTAAGCTGAAGGATGGCAACGACCAGTACCTTTACCAGGTTGGCGTTGGACAGCCAGACCAGTTCGCTGGTTTTGATGTTATCGAGAACCCAAACATTGCAGCACCTGCTGCGCTGGCAATCAGCGTCCTGTTTGGTCACCTCCCCTCCTACAAGGTGCGGATGGCTGGCGGGCTAAATGTTGCTTCGTCTGCTGACTACGCTTTCAACACTGACACTGTGACCTACCGGTTCACGATGCGCGTTGATGGTGCCCTGACTCACACCAGCCATGTTCGTAAGTTCACGGGTGGAGCTGCTTCTTAGTAGCTGAGTAAGTAAAGGAACCCCTGTTGCCTGTATGGGTGGCGGGGGTTCCTTCTTGCGCGAACCAGGCACCCCTGTCGCGGTAAACTAGACCTGGAGGTTTCTAGTGGCTATTGAGAACGGTTATGCCAGTCTTTCCGATGTGAAGGCTGCGCTTAGAATTACAGACACAGTGGATGACAGCCTGCTTGAGATAAGCATCGAGGCGGCATCGCGTGAGATTGACGGCTGGTGCGAGCGCGTTTTCTACAGCTCCTCAGCTACCCGAGTGTTTAGGCCCGCTGATTCATTCGTTACTGAGATTGATGACTTGCAAACCGTTACAACATTGAAAACTGACACTAACGGGGATGGCACTTTCGACACCACCTGGACTGCTGACAGTGACTATCAGCTGAACCCTTTGAATGGGATTGCGGGAGGGGTACAACTACCCTTCACCATGATTGCTGCGATTGGTGATTATCTGTTCCCCATTTATGAGCCACGCAACTCGAACGCGTTTCAGGCTTCTGTGCAGGTTGTGGGGGGTGTGGGGTTTCGCTAGTATCCCTACAGCGGTGAAGCAGGCGTGCATTATTCTTTCGATGCGTCAGTTCAAGCGCTACGACTCTCCCACAGGGGTGATGGGTTTCGGTGACCTGGGTGTGATGCGTGTGGGGCGTGTGGATCCTGATGTTGAGAAGCTCCTGATGCCTTTTAGAAGGGTTAGAACCGCGTGAGTATCAGTGACATTAGGGATGGGCTTGCAACTAACCTTGCAACCATTTCGGGGCTGAGAACGGCTGCTGACCTCCCTGATAACCCTTCCCCTCCTATCGCTGTGGTGCAGTTGAATAATGTTAGTTATGACCAGGCTTTCAAGAACGGGATGGCGGTTTACACTTTCACGATCACTGTCATTGTGGGGCGCGTTTCGGAGCGTACAGCGCAGGCCCGTCTGAACGCTTATGCGTCCACGGGGACTGGTGGAATCAAGACCGCGGTGCAGTCGGATAAGACTTTGGGTGGGTTCGCTTTTGATGTTCGCTTGCAGGAGATGACCTCATTGGGTGCGATAACATTAGGGGAGCAACAATACTTGGCAGCGGAGTTTTCAGCTGTGGTTTATTCAGACTAGGAGATATCGTGGCAGTTTTCGCAGCTACAGATTTAGAAGTTACCATTGACACTGTGGACTTCAGTGCCAGCCTTGCTGCTGTCACTTTAGACATCAGCAAAGAGCAGCTGGAAACCACCGCTTTCGGTGATGCAGCCCGCACCTACATTGCCGGTTTGCAGGATGCTACTGTGACCTTTAGCTTCCACCAGGACTTCGCCGCTTCGGCTGTGGACGCAACCTTGCACGCTGCTTTGGGCACTGAGGTCGCTATCGTGGTCAAGCCCACCTCGGATGCTGTCGGTAGTGGAAACCCCAGCTATTCCTTCAACGCTTTGGTTACACAAATTGTTCCCTTCAGCTCCAATGTCGGGGATTTGGCTACACAGGATGTTTCCTTTCCGGTATCGGGTGGGATTACACGCACAACCAGCTAATTCCTGGTAGTGTCTAGGGTATGAACTTCAATCTTCTAGTAACTTTTCTTGACGGTACAAACCGTGAGGTCAGTGGCATTGCTGCTGACCTTGTGGCATTTGAGGCAGAGTTTGACCTCAGCGTTTCACGCCTGAACCAGGACATGAAAATTACACACTTGTTGTGGCTGGCCTGGCACTCTCTGAAGCGCACTGGTGACACTAAGGATGTGTTCCAGAAGTGGGTTGAGTCTGTCGAGGGTGTAGAGGCTTCTAACCCAAAAGCATAAAGGGGCTGGGGGAAACTTCCGCTCATTGGATGATTGCGCAGATCGCGGTTGAAACGGGTATTAGCCCACGCGAGCTGAGTGAGTTGCACCCTCGCATGTTGTGGACTATTCAGCGCGCCCTCATTGCTAAGGGTAATCAGTCTAGGAAGCCACGCAAGGGCAGGCGATAGAATAGAAGCAGGATTGGAGCTGTCTTGCTTTCTACAACAATGCGTGCTGAGGGTGTCGCTTCTGTAACCCGTGAGCTGCGTTCGTTGGATCGTAAGGCTGTGAATGAGTTGCGGAAGCATATGCGGGCCGCCATTCTGCCTATTGCTAAAGAGATTGCTGGTGAGGTTCCTTCTCAGGCTCCGCTTTCGGGGATGAATCATAGCGGTGTTACTAGGTGGACTGGTATCCCTAAGGCTTCTGTTTCGTTTACTCCAGGCAAGTCGAGGGGCGGGGGAACTCGGTTGCTGGGTATGAAGTTCACTGGTGGCACTGGGCGTTCTGGTGGCGGTATCGGGTTTGACTATTCGGAGCTTGCGGGTTCGAGCAAGCGCCCTGGTTCACAGTTTTCAAAGGTGTACTCTCGGGGCGGTTATGGTGGGCAACAACATCGGGTGACGGGCCAGGGGCGTGCGTTCAATAGGGGCATTAAGGCTGCTAAACCGATTAGGGGCAAGGGTGGGTTCTTTGTGTTTGATAGCGCCTTGAAGAAACACTCCAGGATTGAGGGTCTGGGGAAGACCGCTATTGACCAGTTCATGCGTGATGCAACCAATGACATTCAAAGATTGAGGGCTGTCTAATGGCTATTTTTATTCCTCTGGTTACTAAGTTTGACTCTAAGGGTTTGCAGGGCGCTCAGCGGGCGCTCGCTAACTTCCAGAACTTTGCGGTGGATGTGGGGCGGGTTGCTGCTGCCGCTATCTCTGCTGTTGCTGTCGCTTCTGTGCGCGAGGCTGCACAGTTTGAAACTACCTTTGCAAAGATTCAGGGTTTGGTTGGGCTTACCGCCGATGAGATAGGTGACCTGGAGAAGGCGGCTAGGGATCTTGGCCCTCAGTTTGGTAAGTCTGGTAATGAGGCTGCCGATGCTTTGTTCTTCATCACCTCTGCTGGTTTGCGTGGGGCAACCGCTGTGGATGTCCTTGAGGCGTCACTGAAGGGTGCTGCTATTGGTTTGGGCGATGTTGGCAGTATTGCTAACGCTGCGACCGCCGCGATGAACACTTATGGGGAGTCAAACCTTTCTGGCACTGACGCTGTGGAGGCGTTGGCTGAGGCGGTCAGGCTTGGACAGTTTGCCCCTGAGGAGCTTGCTGGTGCGCTTGGTCGTGTGATCCCTATCTCTGCAGAGTTGGGTGTGAGCTTCCAGGAAACCACAGGGCTGATTGCTGCGCTCACTAAGGGTGGTTTGAGCGCTTCCGAGGCGGTCACTGGTATTCGTGGGGCGATGCAGGCGTTCATCAAGCCCACTGAAGAAGCCAAGAAGATGATGGAGCAGTATGGGCTGACCTCCGAAGGCGTGGCTGAGAGTATCGAGCAGGATGGTTTCCTCAGCACCCTCACTAAGTTGCGTGAGGCTTTTGGTGATAATCAGGAGGACTTCACTAAGGTCATCGGTTCCATTGAGGGTCTTAGCGCTGTCTTTTCTTTGACGGGTGAGAACACTGAGGCGTATGCGGAGATCGTTCGCCTAGCCACTGATGACATCAATATCATGGATGAGGCTTTGGGCTTTGTTGCTGACACAAGCAAGTTCAAGTTTGATGTGGCTATGGCTACTGCTCGGGATAGTTTGTTGGAGATTGGTGCGGCGATTCTTGAGAAGGTTGCCCCCCACCTGGATAGCTTCATTTTGTGGATGGAAACGCATGGGCCTACTATTGAGCAGGGCTTTATAAGAATTTTTGACGCGATTGACAAGTTTATTACTAGCGAAGTCCTCGCTAATATCATCCAGGCGTTTGCGGATATGTGGCCTGAGATTGAGGACACTATTGTGAGCTTGGGGGACTTTGTTCTTGCTTTGAGTCCACTACTTGAGGGCACCCTGGATAACATTCTGCCAATGATTCAGGACATGGCAAGTATCATGGCTGATATTGGTTTCTTTGTCGATGAGGCTGTGGATGCTTTGGGCGGGTGGGAGTCAGATTCTCCTAGCTTCATTAGGATGCTGGAATTGCAACTGAACCCGATGCTAAGACTTGCTGGGGCGTTAAGACAGCTTGCCGGGTTGTTCGATAGGGCTAGGGCGGCGTTCGAACGGTTCAAGGCTGCTGGCGGGTTGAATAGCCTAGACGTTTCTAAGATAAACACAAGCACGCTTGGTGGGCGTAGGGCTTCTGGTGGGCCTGTCGCTGGCGGGTCTAGTTACCTGGTGGGTGAGATGGGGCCGGAGTTGTTCACCCCTGCTGCGGGCGGTGGGAGGATTACACCTAATAATTCTTTGGGTGGCGCAACCTATAACATTACGGTGAATGCTGGGATGGGTTCGGGGAGTGGGGCGCAGATTGGTGAGCAGATTGTGACTGCTATCAAACGGTATGAGCGCACTAGTGGCCCTGTGTTTGCGAGCGCCTAATGGCTACGGTTGTTGAGCTTGGGGCTGTTGAGGGTTTCATCCTTGATGACCCTGTGGCGGGTGTGCTGGACAACACCACCTATACTCTCGGCGGGACTGTGTTCAAGGATATTACTTCACGGGTTATCACCATCAATACCACTAGGGGTAAGAACCGTGACCTGGATAGGTTCAGCGCCGGTTCCCTGAACATTCTTGCGAGCAATGAGGATCGCGCTTTTGACCCTAACTATGCAAGCTCCCCTTACGCTGGTGCGATTGTTCCGAGGCGTGAGGTGCGGGTGACAGTGGATGGGGTGCGCGTTATCACCACCACCATTGATGACTGGAACTATGGTTACTCTCCTGATGGGAGTTCCCGAGCTGAGATTGTTGCTACTGATGATTTCACTTTGTTGGCCCGTCAGGTTTTGACTGCGGGGACTGCTACCCCTGAACTGTCTGGGGCGCGGGTGTCAGCTGTCCTCGACATGCTCAGTGTGGCGTGGCCTGAGGGTAGGCGCAGCATTGATACGGGTGAAAGCACTTTGGGTGCTGATGTGTTTGATGGGAACGCCCTCCAATACTTGCAGAAGGTTTCCGATAGTGAGCAAGGGTTGTTGTTCATTGCTAAGAATGGTGACCTGGTTTTCCGTGACAGGTTGGATGCTACCCCTACGACTGCTGCGCTTACAGATTTCACTGATGATGGGACAGGGATCCCGTTCACTTTGACGGCAGTGAACTACGGTTCTGAGCTGTTGTACAACCAGGCTGTTGTGACCTCGGGTGAGTTGTCTGCACAGGCAGGGAATGACCGTTCTCAGATTGCTTATGGTGTGACCTCGGTTGATTTGGATACCTTGGTTTCTACTGAGGCACAGTTGCAGAACATTGCCGATTTCCTTGTGCAGAAGTATGGTGACCCTGAGTATCGTTTTGAAACTATCAGTGTGAACTTGGACACTGTGGGTGGCGCTTATAAGGCTACTTGTTTGGGGTTAGAGATTGGCGATGTGGTTTCCATCACCTTTACCCCTAATGGGATTGGTGACCCCATTGAACAGTATGGGCAGATTATTCGCATCGCTCATTCTGTGGAACCGTTGCGCCACGACATGTTTATTAGTGTGGCTTCGCTAGACTGGACTTTCTTGGTCTTGGATGATGCTGTGTTTGGTAAACTTGACAGTAATAACGCTTTGGCTTTCTAGGGAGAACAATGGCTGGCGCTGGGTATCGCACTTTTAGTGCAGGCGAGGTTTTGACTGCAGCTAATGTGCAGACTTATTTGATGGATCAGGCTATCCCTGTGTTTGCTAGTTCGACTGCTCGGGATGCTGCGATTACTTCGCCTAGCGAGGGCCAGCACTGTTTCTTGAGCGATACGGATGCGTTGCAGTATTACACTGGGAGCGCGTGGGTTGCTGCTGGTGGCGTAAGCGTAGGTTTTGAAACTAACTTTCTACTCATGGGAGCATAATAATGGCAACATCATATAAATCACTTGGTCAGTTGGATTTGACTACGACTTCGCTGACGGACTTATACACCTGTCCTGCCTCGACTGAGACGGTGTCAGCACGGTTATCATTGCTAACCGGACTGCGACTGCTACAACTTTCCGCCTGGCTATTCGTGTGGATGGGGATGCGATTTCGAACCAGCATTACATTGCTTATGATGTGCCGGTTGCCGCGAACGACTCCACGACTTTGACTTTGGGTATCACGATGTTGGCTACCGATGTGATGACGGTTTCGGCGGGTACTGCTGACCGGTTGAGCATCAACGTGTTCGGTGCCGAGATAACAGTTTAGGGGTTGTTGTGGCTGTAACAAGTATGGCAAACAGTTCCATAAGTGACTTTCAAAAGTCTAACCGGATGAGTAATGTTTCATTACCTTATTTGGCTCGTTATCTTGTTGTTGGTGGGGGCGGTGGTGGTCGGGCAGGGGTTTGAACGGGCAGGTTGTCGTGGT